AGCAAGTCAACAGTACATGGCACAATAGGTGATATGCTGTTCTATTAACAACACTTTCATACACACCTATTGCAATCCCCAGCATCGGGTTGTACCACCGGATAAACTCCTCAACAAGAACATTGCCAAAAAGTTTCCAATCATGTTGCTCAATACAAAGTTCACTTTCAATGTACGTTGCGTCATCATGTGGTTCACCCCAATCTTCTGTTAGCAACTTTTCAAAGTGAATACCCTTCATTTCAATTGGGTATCCAGTTGCCAACTGGTGTTCCATCTCTACTATATCTTCGAGTGTTACACCGTAACGAGTCACAAACCATGCTAATATGTCTTCTTCTTCATAAATTACTTCCTCATTAGCATACTCGTTGTACAACCCACGGATTGGATCCGCTTTCTGGTACTTTAAGTACACTGGGTTGCGGTAAAGTCCCCTAAGCACTGGGAGGTTCCTAAGATTACACCGGAGTCCATTTAGGATGCCAGCAAACTGCTTTTGTTGCTTCTCCAGGTTATAATCCGTGTTCTTACACCAAAATGTTTTGGCCAGAAGTTTGCCAGGTTTTGGGTTGAGTATGTGACCACCTTTACATGGCATCACATAGGAGGAACAGAATTCGGTCGTTGTCATCGTCTTCACGAACATTTTGCAGTTGAAACCCAGTCTTTTCATCGTTTTCCGATTTTCTTCAATTTGACTTGGGTCCCAACTTTTACCTACGAACGTCACTGTATCATCGCCTTTTGCGATTAGAGCCTCAAGAGCGTCACCAAACACAACAACATTGATGATGATGCTAAGCAGGGTGTTCCCGCCTAACGTATCACTTCTGCCTGATAAACGTAATGCTCTCACAACGTACTGGATCATGAAAGGTCCTTTGACCAGTACACTTTTGAGGTCCAACTCCATCTTTGCCAAAACGTGCTTTGGAAATCCACACAATTTGAAAAATTTCAACAACAGCTTCAGAGCACGCTTATTTTGCGTGGTATCAAACTGTGAAAAATCATTTTCGATAATGTATGCGCATTTCGCAGCGTGTTCAGCAATGAAC